ATTCTCAGGAGAGAACCCTAGCGAGCCGGGTGTTGCAGACGGAACAACAAGTTGGCGCATCACACTCGGATTGAGAACAACCGCCCCCTCGTAGATACCATTGTTACCGCTTGCTTGAGACTTGCTCGTGTAAAGCGGGTTGATTTTAGTACCTGATCCCTTCGTGATTTCACTGCCAGAAAGCGCGACGTTTTCGTCGATGCGCTCGTATCCGGTTCCTTCACGCTTGAATCTCGGAGGATTTGTAACAACGATGTGACGGAAGTTGCCGACAACACGATTTGCTCCAATGGCCTTCAGCAGCTCATTAGACTGCGATGACTCGCGGTAATCCGCACGCGCTTCAGAGTTGTTGGCGTTCTTCAGGATGTCATTAGACGCTTCCATTCCGATAACGAGCGGGAAGATCGGGCCATTAGGGCCAAGCTCTACCCAGCCATTACTGTCACCTTCAGTTGCTCCTGACTCAATCAGCAATACAGCAAGTTGGTCTAGGTGGTGTTGCTCCATTCCAGTAGTGTCATCCAGTGCATTCGCAACATCGGCGTTGTCGATATCTTTGCCCGTTACAGCGGTGTCGGCTAACGCAGCAGAATTTCCAGAGCCAGCCAACGTCACCTGACGAGCCTTCTTCATGTACTCGTTAGCGACCTTGTTCTCCAGAATCCGCTTGCTGTGTTTTGTAATTTCTTCCAAATAGGCTCTCAGGAAGGAATCCACGTTATGTCGATACTTGAGGTTGCTTTGGCAGACCTGTGGTCCACGAATTGATATTCTCTCAGGAGAAAATTCCTGCTCGCTAAACCCCCATTCGACATCGTTCCAAGTGCGAGCGCAAAGGCCGTCACCTGTATCCATGTCAATGTCACCGGAAACACCAGTGGCACCAATCTTCTCCCAAGCCAACTGATCGTTGGTAGGTAGTGAGTTCTCCACTGTGAATGTCGTCTGCTTCAGTCCAGTACCGAGCGGGTATGTGCCCTTCGGTAAGGCGTTCATCCAGACGGATTTATGTGTGGCCTTACGGTGAATGTCTTTACTCAGACTCTCCGTGGACATCTTTAATGCTTGAAATACATCTACACAAGCCATGATATAATCTTTCTCATTTAGTAATTTAGGGAGGGAACCTTAAAGCTAAATCCACCCGGAGACAGCACGCCCCTTCCATTGTTACCGAGGGCCATATCGGCTAGGGCCATGCGGCCTGCCACACCGCTGTAGGGCAGAAAATTTTAAAAGTGCGAGTTAGGCAGTCGCGACTGCACTAGGAAGTATGCAATAAAGTTTTTCGTCGCCTAAACAAAATCCACCATAAAGCTCACTGGCAACCAATGGCAGTGGCGGCTTCCCTTTGTTTGAGCCCCACAAAAACGGCATAAAAAAACAAAATGCCACACTTATACAGAGTGAACATGAGATATAAAATTGTTTTACAAGCAGTCTCTGACGGCAAAATAACCCTGTATTTGTGGGGTAAAAAATAAGTTGACAATATTCTCTGTATAACAGAGCATGGGGGGTGCCTGTTGTGCTACGGGCATTTAAACCATTAATCTGCCAGAGTTTGGCAAAAGCAAGAAAGGATCAGGATGAAGGTATATCAAGCGACAGTCAGAGGGAGGGAGCAATGGGTGCTGGACATGCGCCTCGACGGAACTCGGAAACGACGCTTTTTCGACTCCCATCAGAAGGCCGTTGCCGCCATGGCAAAAACCGAAAAAGACATCGAAAATAATTCCGAACTGTTTGCTCGGTATAGCGGCACAGAACGAATGAGAATGGTGCTGGCCTTTAGAGCGGCCAATGAAATGGGCAGTACCATAGAGCAGTCCATTGTTGCCCTGAAGGAGAAGCTGTCTTCCTCTAACCACGGACATACCATTGGGGAGATGGTCGGGTTGTTCCTTGACGACAAATTAAACGAGGGATGTCGTGACCGCACCATGAGCGCATGGAGGTCAACACTCAACCGCTTCGCCAAGGGGCGCGACAATCACACGGCGGTCAGCGTCAAGGAGGTCAAGGACTGGATTCTCAGCGGCAAGAATCGGGACGGCCACCCGTGGGGGGCAGTTACTCGCAATACCATCCTTAGCGATTTAAAGTCCTTCTTTAACTGGGCCGTGGAAAACGAGTACATCCAGTCCAACCCCATATTAAAAATCAAGAAGTTCAAGTCCACCCCGGAAGAGGAAAGACGCAAGGAAGAACGCGAGGAAAGTCTCGGTAACATCTTGCCCAACGAGTCCGTTCAGTTGCTGCTGGAAACCACTAGGCGTGACGACCCGGAAATACTGCCCTATGTCGCTATCCTGTTCTTCGCGGGATTGCGTCCTGAGCGAGAAGCAACTGGAGTCCGCTGGCAGGATGTTCTACTGGACGAGGGGTTACTCTATGTTAGGCCAAGGAAGGCCAAGGATCGGCAGTCTCGGTATGTGAAGATAGAAGACAATCTCAAGGCATGGGCTAGCCTCGGTGGCAAACTCCCCCCGGACAATATCCGCAAAAGGTGGGCAACGCTACGCAAGAAGTGCGGCCTGTTTGGTGACTCTTGGCCACACGACGCAGCACGCCACACCTTCGCATCTAATTACCTAGCCCTCCATGGGGCAGATGCTACCGTTGAAGCGTTGGGCCATGGCGACTATGAAATGCTGTTTAAACACTACCGCTCCTTGGTCAAGCCAAAGGACGCTGAAAGGTATTTCAAAATATCCCCATAATGGGGTTGTTATACAAAATGTCAGCAAATATCTTGTATAAAGATTGACAACAAAGTGATATACAAAGCACACTAACAACTCACAACGTGTTACGTCACGATTTGTTTATGCAGCCGCCAAGGAAAAAGAAGAAACCCGGATACCCGTTGATCGCCTTTAGGCCCAATCCAAAGCTGGAGCGGCGGCTTCGCAAGGCTGCGAGCAAGACCGGGATTCCGATGTCTCAAATAATTCGCATTAGCTTGATACGCCATCTTCCTGAGTTGGAGAAGGATTTTTAAATTGAACGAATCTGCACCATACTGTGAAGAGTCCGAGGCAGCTTTCCTTGGGTCGCTAATCCTAGACCCTGAGCGTCTGGATGAGTACTCCGACCAGATCAGTGCGGAGGACTTTTATGATATCAGGCATTCCAATACGTATCGCGTTCTTCTTGATTTGCGTGAGGCCAATAAGCCCATCGATCTTGTCGCCATCCATTCCTCGATAAAAGATGCTGACTCGGTGGGTGGCCTCGCGTATTTAGCTAACCTACCAAACCAGACACCTAGTGCGCTCAACATCAGCTTCTACGCCGCACAGCTCAAGCGAAAGCGGTTGCTGCGAGAATTCAACAGGGTAGGCTACTCCATAAGAAACATTCTTCAATCTGCCGTTGACGACGAGCAGGCTACAGAAGACATCCAGAAAATCCTTAGAGAGGCTCTGGTGTCTGGGGACACGAGCGAGGCGGGCGAGATCACGGCCAAGGAGGCAATACAAAACGCCATGGCTGAAGTCGAAGTTGCATTCAACAACGACGGCCAGTGTGTCGGCATTCCGACCGGATTCGCCCGTCTCGACTCTCGCCTCGGTGGCTTGCATAACGGTGAAATGGTAGTGCTGGCGGCACGGCCCAGCATGGGCAAGACATCGCTGGCCATGAATATTGTTGAGCACGCCGCGATAGAAGAAGGCATTCCTGTGGGAGTGTTCTCATTGGAGATGACCGCCACTTCCCTAATGAAGCGATCCATGTCAGGCCGAGGCCGGGTCAACTCCATCAAGTTACGGGACGGGAACCTGACTCAAGGTGAACTCAAAAGCCTGACCGCTGCCGCCAGTAAGATTGCCCGTGCCCCGATTTACATGTTGGAAAAGACCAGCATCAACACGCACACATTTCGCAACTGGGCAAGGCGGCTCAAGGCCGTCCATGACGTTCGCCTCATTGTGGTGGACTACATGCAGCTAATGAGCCATAAGGCTGACAGCCGAGTGCAGGAGATCACCAAAATCAGTAACGCAATCAAGGCCACTGCCAAGGAACTAAACATTCCAATCTTATGCCTGTCCCAGTTGTCACGAGCATCCGAACAACAGGATCGCCCTCCCCGACTTAGTGACCTGCGGGAATCTGGTGCAATTGAACAGGACGCAGATGTGGTTGCGTTCCTGCACCATCCCTCCCCCGGAACACCGTTAGTCGAGCTTCTTGTTTCAAAGAACCGCAATGGCCCCGTTGGGACTATTGAATTGGAATTTGTAAAAGAACACAGTCGATTTAAAACCCCGGTTTATGGCACAGAACAAACCCATCACTGAAGACTTCGATGACTGGCTGCGACGAAACGGTATTACAGGTACGGGGGGTTGGGCATGTCCCGGCACACAAAAACAAGAAGCGCATCATGCGTGGGCGACTCGTCACGGAGCCAAAGACCCAAAAATGGATGACGAACTGTGTAGCCAGTTTTATCTCGCAGTTGAAGTCCAAGTGTCAGACCGACGACGACGCGACCTCGACGGATGCTTGGCTACCCTGTGCGATTGCATCACTGCCGCAAGACGACAACTGGAAGATTATTCCAAGCATTTGCGTGAGGGTGAGGACAGTGCCAAAGGGTGAGGAGGGAGCCACTATCACGCTGGAAAGAATTTCCCCCATGTAGGGGGGCAATAAAAACAT